GGCAAGCTGAACAGCCGTGGAATCTGGCTTACTCCCGCCAATGCCGAGCACCGCATGGTGGGCAAAGGACGCAACAAGCGCAAGCTGACACAGGAAGAGGCCGATGCCTACTCGCTGGAAACCGGGAAGGGCTACCGCCAGATGCTTCTACGCTATGGTAGCAGGCTTGAACAGATGCCAACAGAACGCGCCCGAGCCTTCCTGATGGACAAGGCGGATGAAGTGCGTGACCGTGCGTTGAAGAAGATCGTCCGATGAAAGACATCGTAAACAAAACAACGACGCCGCCACAGCCGGGATTTGTGTTCACCGACCCAAGGACGGGCATCGTTCACAAGGATTTGTCGCTATTCGCGATCTTCCCGAAGGTGGCAAAGTCGTGGGATGCCAACGGTATCGAGCCTCCTGAGAACTGGAAGGCAGTCGTGATCCATGAGATGTGCGAGCAAAACCCGCATATCGAGTGCCGGGAAGAGGGCGAAACCGAGGAACACATGACTCTCTCAGACGCCTACCGTTTTGGTGCCAGCGTGACCAAGTGGATTGCTGGTGGCGCTAAGTTTGTGGATAAAGAGGAGGCGGAAAGACGCGCTGCTATTTGCGCCTCATGCCACTACAACAAGCCCATTGGTATTTGTTGGAATTGCCACAGCCTTCTTAAATGGATGGGTGAGCGCATAGGATGGCCTGAGACTAAAAGGGACCATGAGTTGAAAGGCTGCACCCGCTGCAAATGCCTACTAAAGCTCAAGGTGCAGTTACCCTTGAATGCTATTGATAATACAGGTATCACCTATCCCAACCATTGCTGGCAGCATCAACCTTGAACGAGGCTGCCGTTTTGAGTAGTGGCTCCATATGGTGAATAAGGAGAACAACCAACTCTGTCTGGAGCTGGAAACTTGATCCACAGCCAAGCTAGTAGGTTTTGCTTCATGCAGATTTCCACCCACCCTTTTCAAGCTCGGCAATCAAAGCATGGACGGCCTTCTCAACCTCCGCAGCATCGTCGTTTTCAGCAGTGAAGGCATTGGCAAACGCGATGGCAGCCTTCTCAACCTCAGTAATGAATGATCCGCGCTGAAGGTCTAGCTCGACAATCTGGCATTCGGCCCAATGGAAACGCTCAAGAAGGTCTTCATTGGTTAGTGGATTAGTGATGCGTTCCTGCCAATCTTTAGCCGCTTCAAGGCTCAGAAAGACGGGAGGAAATGAATCACCAAATCGGCTGATAGACTGGACATCGCGGTAATCCCCGTGGCCGAAGCATTCCGACTTGGTGCGTGCAAAGGTAAATAGTTTCATGGGTTTTTACGGGGTAGTTTCAGCAATTCAGACTCAATAAGCCTCCATCAATTCTCGAATTGTGCTCTTCACTTTGTCATCAGGCTCTTTGTTCATCACGGCGCAGGCAAAGTTTAAAGCTGCCATTTCTACCGCTGTGTTATCTTCCTCTTCTGGGAATTCCCACAATACTTGCCCATCTTGGCAAAGAGGATGGTCTGGATGATACCAGTATGAGCCAGCGGGGCTTTTGTATTCTACGAGAATGCATGTTTTCATGCTGCGACTTTCTTTTTGACCCATCCGCTAGGTTTCTGGACTTCGTAACCAACTTTGGAGAGAAGAGCGGAGACTTCATCCTTCGGCTTGCCAAGCTCGTCAGCAAACACATTCAGACGAAGAGAACCACGGGCAAGGCGTTCCTCGACCTGCTGTTTGATTTCGAGTTCTTCGGCGGTGAGTTCGGGTTCTTCAGCGACAGGCTTCACAACTTCACTCACTTTTTCCGAGGTTTTGACTGGCTCTGGCCGCTTAGCCTCAACTGGCTTATTACCCTTCAGTAGCTCATACAAGCTATTGTCTTTGCAGCCGTGGATGACCAGAGCGGTGTTTGAAACAAAGCCTCCACGATGGCGCACAAGACGCTCTGTAGGAACAGGCTTGCACTCAAAGCCACCTTGAACGGCGGTGTATTCGTGCGTATTCCACTGGTCGGCGATGAGGTTCGTGTTTGCCCATCCATTCAGACGCATCTGACCGCGAAGGTAGATGTCAAAAGGAACACCGGGGTTTCCAACCTGTTTGCCGAGGTCAACCACCAGAGGGCGGATGGGATTGTCCAGATTTACCATGTCAGGCGGGTAAACGGACACTCCCATCATCATTTCCTCGCTTGTTTCGGTTTCGAGGACGCCATTCACCACCATTGGAAGCTGAACCAAGTTGCCAAAATGCGCTTTTCCAGCCGCACGATAGGCGTTCTGAAGGCGGTTCGCCCAATCTTTCTGAGTAGGAGCCGCGTCAGCTTCAAGGTAAATCCAAGGCTGGTTGTTTTTCAACCGGGCCAGATTCATCACCGTATGGTAGAAGCAGACGTTCTGGTTCACAACCGGGTTCGGATGGCTCAAATCCGTGGTGATCTGAACGATGTCTACATGGCCGAACACGTCACGAAGGCGGTCGTATTCTTCTTGGGCGACCTTTTTCACGTTTGGAGCGTGAATAATCGTGGCGGTGTGGTCGAGAAGGCCTCCGAATTGGATCAGAAGGTCGTTGCGAAGCTTGAAGCGTTCGGCGTCAAATTGGGTAACTGGAAGGGCGAGGTTCATTTTAATGTATGTCCGGCGTTTTGCGTGGCGAGCCTAAACTTGGAATAAGAGGCGTCAAGATGAGATTTTTCGTAGAACTCAGGGCAACGATCATGGTTGAACTCCATAAGCATGCTAATCAGCTCATGCTTTGGCAGGTGTGGCATCTGTTGCTGCATCATGGAGATAGCAGCGTTGGGGTGCATCAGACCCTTCGGAAGCCCTCTAAACTGCCAACCACCCGGAGGCGTCTCGGTGCCATCTGGAAGTGGAATTTCAGGCTTGATTCGCAACTCTCCCGATCCTGAGATGTCTGGAAGGAGAACGTCGCCATTTGCCACATACTGAGCGTTTGAAGACGGGTAGATGCAGTCTGGCAGTTTCAGGCAGCTTTCCTGAATGCGTGGATGCTTTAGACCCTCCGCAATCGTCATGGCGGCAGACTGGTTTCCGATGAAAAGGGCGCTCCCCGCAATCAGCTTGGCTAGGTCCAGCATGTTGCCAATTTTGGCACGTTCTACGCTACCAAACTGGCTGAAGGCGGCATACTCCTCGTCAATCCCGACAAACACGATGCGGTTTCCGTAGTGTTTAACAATCTTCCCCCAAGGGAATTTCTCATTGTTGTAACGAGGGCTGCGATTCACCACGATTCTGCCGTGGTTCTCGAAGTCGGAAAGGGTCAGCCACGCCAAAGAAGTGTCCGGCAGCGTGTCGATAAACCCAACCATCTGAGCATGGCGAGCATGGACTAGAGCAAGATTGGAAACGCCATCGTGAAGCCGTTTGTGGCGGAAATCCTCGGAACGCCAGTCGCAGCTTTCAGGCTTTCCAATTTTAACTTCCTTGATGATCGGCTGGCTTTCGAGGAACGGGCGGATGAACTTCTCTCGGGCGACAATGCCTTTTGTGAGGCCATCGTCCCAAAGGTGATAGATGGTAGGATTACCTTTGTGGACTAAGGTTGCTAAGCTCACCACGCAGTCCCCTAGATCGCCGCTACTCGATACAACTACCGTATCACCGCTGGTGGTGTAATGACGGCCAGCTTCACTCCGAACTTCAACGGGGCGATCTTCCGCGAACGAATACAAGCCGGTGTATTTAGCTTCAACGAAGTTCCACGCTACCGTGTCTTGAAACACCGCCTCGGTGCAATGAATACCTGTGATGCCAATGTGTTTCGAGCGTGAGGCTGTCGGAACGATGCAGGTCAAGTTATGCTTCGGCATGACACGAAGTTGTAGATTCCAATCCCAGCCGCTAGGTGAGTTGTCAGATGCTCCACTCGAATAATCAAAGTCCCAAGTGTCTCGCAGACAGGTTTTCCACACATCAGCACTCGTCATCCAGATGTTGCCGGTAAACTCGTTCGTGCGATGCCAAGTTGCGGGATTCTTATCAGCACCTTTCCCGACCCATTTCGCGCAGACCGCCATCGTGTCCTCAATCCATTCGAGTTTGGCAGATGTGAAGAAATTCAAGACATCCGGCGAAACCAAGAAGTCATCTTCACCAAGGATCACATACTTCGCCCCTTCGATGCGGAAGCAGTGGTCAAAAAGATGCCAAGGGTTGCGGAGAACGCCAAGTTTCTCCTTGTTGAAGTGCTTGATGATCGGAACTGGTGACTTGGCTGCAAAAGCATCAATCGCCGCCACGCATTCGTCTCGCTTCTCCGTTGGCTCGATGAAGAAGTGAACCGCTGAGACAAGATCAAGATCGGTGTTTAGCCACGAATCCAGTGTAGGCTTTAGGTATTGCGGCCTGTCAGCGCAGGTGAACGCAAGGATGGTCTGGTTTTGGAGCCTCTTGAACACATCGCCGCCATGCTCGTAGCGTTCTTTGGAGTTGGACTTGCGGGCAACTTCGTCTTCGGTGCTATAGCCTTGACTTGGATTTTTATGAATCCAACCAAGGTCCACTTTGCCGCCTTGTGTGGCATCAACGTAGCCCCATCGCTTTGCTACTTCCGTAAAGAAGTTGTCACAATAGACTGATTTGAACGCAGGGTGATACAGATACCCCATTGCGTCGTAGAATTTCTTACTGATGATCGCGTGGCAAATCAAGCCGTCCTTACGATGCAGGTCGCCAACATGTAGGATGTCAGCACCATTGCACATATAGGACTCGATAATTTGGTCCCAACTTGGAGGGCAAGTCCAGTCGTCGTCTAGGCCAATAAGGATGTCGCCAGTCGCATGTTTAGCAGCCTCGTTCCACGCTGAAACCACATCGTTGCCTTGTGAGATTACCGCGTCTAGAAATGCGGCTTTACCAGCCTCATCATCATGGTCAACGCAGGTGATAATCTCAATGTTTGCCGAGTTGTCTGCGTTATCGAGCCACAGCTTTTGACAGGCTTTGGCTTCGTTGGGACGACGAGTAGCGTGAAGTAGGCTAATTTTCATGGTTCAAAACGAATTCAAAAAGCGATGCTTGGCTTGATATTCAGCCAGTTCCCTAACCTTTTCAAAAAGCGGATAGCAAGCCCTCCACATTTTCCCCCCTCATCTCGTATGGGATTTCCCACTCTTCGTCATTGATCTTGAAACAAATGTAATTCCAAGCTTCGCGTGGAGACATGTGCTCAAAAGCCTTCACCATCAGCTTCCCCTTTCTCATCCATCCGTTTGAGCCAAAGTCGTGCTTAATCCATTGCCATCCAGATGCGTCTTGGACGGCTTTGATGATTTTCTCTGCGATTTGATTGTCGATGTCGTTCATATCTGTTGCGCCCATCCACCTCCGAATGAGATGAGTCGGCTGTCAGGAAGCATACTCTGCGTCTGCTTCTTCGTCAAGAAGCCAAGGTCAAACTCGCTCATCCCTTGACGTGGACGGAGGACAATGGCGGCTTTTTCGTTGGAGGAAAGGCCGTGACGGACGCGGGAAACGTAGAGGCACATCAAGGCGGAATCTCCAAGGTCCGGCGACTTCTTGGTCCTCAACCTCATGTCCTTCTTTGACTCAATCTGGACGACATTAGCCTTCTCCTTGTAGGTTCTGGCGCAAAGCTCGGCAACCACGTCCGGTTTCAGCCCTCGAAGCTGCCCTGTGCGGACCAGTTCGCGTCCCACATACCAAAGCTCGGAGGCCATGTTGAAGAAACGCTCGCTGCCCTTGCGGTGGTCGTTGCGAGAAACCGGCATGTCAGACGCCCTACCAGAGAAGCAGACGTTGATAAACCCAAGGCCAATGTCGCGGGCAATGAGGGCGGAGAAGGGCTCGCCGCCACCCGTCGCATCAATCGCAAAGTTTCGGATGTCCACCTTATGCTCAGCCAGCTTCTCCTTGGTCAGCTTGACCACCCATTCCACCTTGGAGACGGTCTTATTCGTGATGTCGTCGTCCAGAACGTAGATGTGCGTCAGCTCAAACACCTTCTGCTTGGTCTGCGTATCCACGTTCACAGCAATTCCAGACTTACCGATAGCCAGAGCGGCTCGGTCGCCACCATGCACAAAGCCGGGGTCAAGAGCGGCCACCATCACGGGAGGCTCAACCCAAGTCGTAACCGGCCTGTCAGCGCCATATTTGACGATTTCTGTCTCGGTGTAGATGGAATCGAGGTCGCCAGCAGGACTCCAGAAGCCGCGAATCTGCTCGTAGTAGCCTTTGGTTTTCGTTCCGATGGGGCCGATCTGCCGAAGCTTCTCCAGCGTAAGAAGCCCCTTCCACCGTTCATGGCCCGCTAGGACGTTCGGAGACTTCTCCCCGTCGAAGCGGATGCAGTAGCCCTTGAGGCCAAACGGCTCGATTTCCGTCTCCCATTCGATGTCATCCTCGGTGATGGTTGACCACCCTCCTTTGGGCCGGGAGATGATGCCACCCGGATCGTAGTAACTATTCGGGTTGAATGCGCCTGCCAGCTTGCATTGCTTGTTGGCCGTGAGGTTGTTTAGGACCGTGTTGAGCAGGGAATGCTTCAGTGTGGCGAACTCATCACCCATCACGATCATGCGTTCAGCCTTCGTTCCTTGGAGCTTGTCGGCAGACTCTTTCTCGGAGGAGCTTTCGGAGGCCAAGAGAACGATGCCTCGCGTTTCGGATTTGACGCCTTGGAACTCGTAGCGGATGCGGTTTTGGGAATCAATCAGCCTTCCCGGCATCAGGTTGGTTCCGAAATACTTTTCGAGGTGAATCCAGACGAGTTTTATTTTGCCCCAAACTTTGTCTTTGGCTGCTGCAACGGTGGTCGAGGTGACGATTACTTTGGTATCCTTTGGGAAGAGGAAGAACCACATTGCGCCAATGAGGGCTAGAGATTCAGTGTTGTGAGTAACTGTAAAGTCCTCAAGCAAGAACCTACCATTACCATCCAAAGTGAATCCATTGTATTGACCTTGCCCAAGCTGTTCAATTTTGAATCCTATACATTCAGAATGGTGACGCAGCTTTTTAGGCTGACACTTTTTCCTTAGAGTTGGAATGGAGCAAACATCCCCGAGAATGTTGATCCTTTCCGATGGGAATTCCTTTCCATTGCACCTTGCTAGCTTGAATGTTTTTGTCGCCCTAAAGCCGAGAGAGCGGGCCAAAAAGCAAATATCCTCTGCGAGAGTAGGATTTGAGCACGATATGCTAAAATGAGTTCCGGCTGCGTGACCATCAGAGTCGATGATGCCAGCCAAAAGCTCCATGCGTTTCTGGCGGCTGTTGAGAAGATATTTTTTAAGTATGCGTTTATGCCCTTTTTCTTCAGCGTTTTTGCAGCCCGAAGATTCTCGCACAAGCCTGAGCCAAGGATTGTCACCCTTTTTGCCAAAGGAGGGTGATGGGCAACGGTTCCTGTATCGACCCTCATTTCTCACATAACCAATCTGTTCAAAATAGTTGAACACATAGGATTGAACCTCGCTTTCTGCGTCTGGAATTGTGATGGATGGCTTATTACATCCACCGTCACCTAGCCAAATGCCGTAAACGCGAGGATCAATCTCAACCTCTTGATCTGGAAAGTCCATCCCACGAACAAAGAGTCGATGATGGATTTGAAAAGACGTTGGTTTCTTGAGAAACTCCTTAACCGGGATGTCGATTATTTCCCCAACCTTTGCGTTCGACGATACATTCTTACACGTTCTCTGAAGCGTTAGGACATGATCGTCATTACATTCCCAAGGCTCACCTGATTTTGGGACAATGCGAACCATGTTGCTTCGCCCTGTGCAAGTGCTTAAAACAGTTCTTGCGTCGTTGCTGTCTCCTGCTAAAAGATCGCCAACAACGATTTGATCGGCTCGCTTAGATGAGCCGTCAAACATACGAACTTTTGTGTGGGGGGCTAAGCATTTTCCCGATGACTTATGGCCCGCAATCGCAAGTATATTGTGTCTGTAAAAATTATCCAGAATCCGCATCGCATTCGGATTCCACTCAAAGTAGAAAATCCCTCGCGGATCACCAAAGATGATTTTCGTGAAGTTCACAAAATGCTGCTGCCAAGAAACCAGCTTGTTTCCCGGCAGAGACTTCATCCGCTCGTAATCACGAAGGATACAAAGCTCGATATACCAGTCAGGACAGGGTATGATCCTGTTCTTAGGCCCCCAAGGCTTGTTGGGCCAAACGCGGCCATATTTGATGACTCGGTTGTCTGCTGTCTTTCCTGCCATTTACGGCAGATTAGGCGTCAAGGACAGTTTTGCAAATTACTTCTCGCAAGCCTCCCAAGCATCAGGGTTCCATTTGCCGGTTTCGAGTGAGTTGTTTTGCTCCCAATGCTCATTAACTGACAACCAACTGTGCTCCTGAATATTTGTTCTGCCCGCAATGACAATGCCATCTTGATTGATGGAAAGCGGAACAACCCAAAGGGTAAACCTGTCGGCTTTTGTTTCAAGCTTCACTCGAAAGCGAGTAAAAGGAGTAACATCTTCCGGCCCAAGCGGCACTTTTACTTCCCACTCCTCCACCTCATCATCTTTCAATGGACACTCTCCACCATCCCAAGGAATCCACGCGGGTTCGTCTTTGGCTGGTTCGGGCCAAGGTGTGGTGAGAGGAAGGCGGTAAGTTGATCTTACATTAGAGCCATTATCCATTTTTTTGTTCCAAAATCCTTCCCATCCTTCGCATTTCCTTGATCCAGAATGAGACGGTGGAAGGCCTCCATTTGATTCCCCTTTTAGCAAAAGCCTCCAACCAACCCCAACCTGCTCAGCCGTCAGATTGTCCGGGTTGTGTAGCTCTGCGGGATAAGGAGGTGTGGCGAGGATGGGGCGGATTTTATGACCGGCTACAATAAATTGGATTGGGTCTTTTTGAACCAAAAGACCGCTTTGAGCTTTTATCCAAACCCCTATATTTGTGGAATACTCAAACGGATGCCCCGTCTCAAAGATTTCAGCAGCAAGGCGAAGCTGGTCGGCGGTTTGTTTTGTGGTCATAGGCTGGCAAGTAGGGCTTCTTTGGTTGGGAAAAGATGGACTTCTGCGTATTTTACGCATTTATGACTTGGATGACTCACCGTGTAAACGGTATGGATGTTATTACTACCCACATCTAATTCACATGATTTAATTGTTGCCGAACAGGCTTTGTTGTCTTCCATGAACCAAACCGTTTCGCCGATGTCGTATTTTGTGGTGATTGTCATATCGAATTCAACCTTACGTTAATTTGTTGATGGTGTCAAGATTCTTCGGTTCCTCGCGGTTCAAATCGGAAGTAACGCATGTTGGACTTCAGCGGCACTCGCTTCCTCCGCTGGCCGTTGCGGGTCTTCTTGAGGAACAAATCCCGGTCGTCATTCGACTCCTTTTCCTCCTTTTTCTGCCAAGCCTTCTTCGGAGCCTCCTTGCTCTCAGGTTCCACGATCATCCAGAAATTGTCCGCATCCTGCTCAATGGCGCGGGATTCTCGGGCCTCGTTCATGTCGTTAAGCTGTGAAGGCATCAGGAAGCAGGCTCCAGTGGCCTTGGCGCACTGCTTGGCCGTCTTCGTGATGTGAGCCACCTCCCGTTCCCGATTGGCGGTATTTTCGGCAGTGGAGCAAATCTGGATGTAATCCACGACTACGATGTATTTCTGGCCCGGTTTCCGCTGTCTGGAGCGTTTGATGACTGCCCGGCAAATCTTCTCAATGGTTAAGTTAGCTGAATCAATCACTCTCAGATTCCATTGAGCGACCTTCCCCATCTTGGCACTCAGGCTCATCTGCTCCCCTCGGGTAAGCATCCCGAGCTTCATGTTTTGAGCATCAACCCCTGCCTGAGAGCACAAAAGACGCGTAACTTCCTGAACATCCGTCATTTCCACGGTGAAAATGTCGCAAAGATGGCCGTTAAGGCAGGCATTTTCGACCATTTGGCGGCAGATAGCCGACTTTCCTTCGGATGGTTTAGCGGCAATAACGGTCAAAGTTCCGTCCTCCAGACCGCCAGAATACTCGTCAAGTTTGAGAAAACCCGTCGAGATGCCGGGAATTCGTCCGGGGTTCCTTGCCCGCTCCTCCATTTGGTCAACTACGGCATTGATGATGTCGGGAAGGGGTCGAAATTCCACATCGGGGCTTCCGTCCTCCACAATAGCCTCATTTACAGCCCTTTGGACCCCTCCGAGTATGTCGGCAGCGGAAACGTCCTCCGACTCGTTAAATCGCCTTATAGCGTGTATTCCAGAGGCGCAGGCATGAATCATGGTTCTGAACTGGAAATTGCGCTTCAAAATCTCGGAAAAATAGGAGAAATGAGACGGAATTACCGGCATGCAGGCCAGATCGGTGACGTAGGCCGGTCCTCCAATGGATTCGAGTTCCCCGTTTTGGCGTAGAAGATGGGTGACTGAGGCGGCATCTACCGGCTTTCCTCGGGAATACTGGTCGAGGATGAAGGAGTAGATCGTCCTGCGGCTAGGATGGTAGAACTGCTCTGCCGGTGGAGCCTCGTCGCACCAGTTGGGATTGAAGAACAGGCAGGAGATGAGGCCTTCCTCGGCTTCCTTGGAGGCGGGGAGAGGGGCGTTTAGGGTTGCGAGGAGTTCTTCGGTTGTCATTGTTCAAGGTGTCCGATAATGGTATTCCAGCGAAGGCACAGGTCGCAAAGGTTGAGAATACGAATGGAATTTGAGGCAAATGCTCCTTTTTGCACTTCTAGTGACCAGATTCCTTCCAAGGCTTCTCTCATTTTTGAGACTGGCAAGGATGGATTGGATGCTAAAAAGGCCTTCAGGTGAACAGCGTCCTTCACATGGAAGGAGTATGGTGTCGAAAAACGCTCATTCCAAAGCTCCATCCACATGTCTTTCACTTCTTGGTGTCGAGGATCAGCCGGTTTTGGAGGTCTGCCGCGTTTTTTAGGTGCTGAGTGTTGAATCTCCACCTTCTCGACTGGTTTGGGAAAAGAAAATAACTCAAGGGGTTCGTGACCCGAATTTTTTAATTCGGGAATATATGGATTACCTTCTTGGATTACCTTTGGGTGTCCCACAGACAGGGGGGTGGTTTCTGTAGGACAGGGGTGGGGTGTCTGTGAGACAGGGGTGTCCTGTTTTTTTACCTTCCACTGGTCGGCTGAAGTAAGAGTGTAGAGATTGGTGTAATTACCACCAGCGCACCTTTGGACAATCAACATATCGAGGTCCTCTAGCTCCTGAATGGCGCGACGAGCCGTGCTTTCTGATATTTCGCATATCTTAGCAATGCTTCCAAGTCCGGGCCAAGCAGACCTTGCTCGATTGGCTCGCCTTGCGATGTGGCAGTAAACGCGAAAAGCGTATGGGGTAAGGCTAGCGTCATCTAGCTTGGAATGAACAAATATGACGTTGAACTCGTTCTGATCTTGAAGGATTTGCATGTCTCTAAAAGGCCCTCCCCACACAAACAGGGATGGAAACCGGAAGACGGCGGCCCTGTAGGGTGGGGAGGATGTAGGTTTAGAGTTCAATGTCTTCTAGGCTTGCCGTTTCCACGCGGCGTTGCTGCCTATACCACGCACAAATAGCGTGTCAATCCTTCGGCTTTGTGATGTAAAATCGAGAGCCAGCCATCGGAACGGTAAAGCCCATAGAATCAGGCTTGTTGATCGGCCAAACTCCTCCGTATTGCACGTTGAACGAGCATGTGAAGTTCTCGCCAATAATGGAGAATTTGGTAAAGACATGAGGCGTTCCAACCTCGCAATCCTCCAGATCAATATCTTTGATTTTGGTCGATGCGGAACCGAACATCGAATCTTCTTCGGTCAACAATCCTCCAATCCATTCGGATTTTCCATCAACGAATTGCTGCCAAAGTGGGTAGTGTTTCTGTGTTTTCATAAATCAGTTCCGCTTTCTTCTTGTTGATAAACCGGGCAAATGGTAACACCTCGTTGGATGCGAATAGCCTCAAATCTTCCAAGAAGAGGCGCAACCCTGCTTTCTTGGTCGTCATTGTAATCTGAGTAGTTCATAAGCTCCTCGCGCAGCCCGGTTAATGGAATGCAGCATTGGCTAATTTTACTCAGCTCATCACGCAATTCAGCGCAACCCAAACAGGTCTTGTAATCGCTCGGTTCACCATCCCAAATACCCGAAGTATATTCGTATTTTTCACCAATCTCGATCCATCCTCGACATTCGCAGCATCGGTGACGCTTTTTGGCTTTTCTCTTGGTAAGAGTAAACACTTCTGGCATTTCACAATCACACATAATGGTAAAAATTGAGTTTTGATAAAAGCTGTCACCCCTTCGCGGCCTCCGCCATCGCAATCAGGTCATCCAAGGACGGATGGTAGTCCCACATGCAGTCACCCTCCTGCTTCGGCCTCCTTCGATGAGCCATGATCTTGACCTGTCTAGGTCCGCTGTTGGTAATCTCAATGCGGACAAAATCTCGGTGCGCCAGCAAGCCATAAATGTCACCCCGCCACAAACTTAATCAACGCCACAACCAGCAGGCCAAGTGCCAGCCATCAACGTCGCATGCGCCAGCTTGATCGCCTCACGCATAGCCCGAATAACCTCACAGGCCTCGGCTGCATCGTGGGCGTCTGCCATGGAACAAATGTTGGAAAGCTCTGTGTTGAGGCGTTC